ATCGGCACGACTACGACATCATTCTTCGCTGGTGAAGATATTAAAGGACTTACTTCTGGTGCACTATTCAGTGTTTCTGCTTTCGATGATGATACCGAAGATAAATATAACGAAGGTGATATATTTGAGTCAGAAGCAGACTTAATAATTGACTTTTCAGAATCAAATCCATTCGGGAGTTTTTAAATGGGATATCCAAAACCTTATAAAATACCATATGATCCTTGGTTTGATTATAACATTCCAGCAGCAATAAATGATACTTTACAATGTTGGATAGCAACTGAGGATACTGCAAAGTGGACAACTGAAGTTGATGATACAATACATTCTAAAATGTATGATTTAGCAACGGATAGTGGTTTACTATTAGGTGGTTCGGAATTATTAGCGTAGAAAAATGTTAGGAAATTATTTTTACCATCAAATTATAAGAAAAACAGTTATCGCATTTGGTACATTGTTTAATGATATTCATGTGCGACATGATGATGGTGCAGGTAATGTTATATCTGATATTAAAGTTCCAGTTGCATATGGACCAAGACAAAAGTTTTTAGCAAGAGTTACTCAGCAAGCAGAATTAAATAAAGCAACTCAAATTACATTACCAAGAATGTCTTTTGAGATTACAAATATCTCCTATGACTCTACAAGAAAGGCAGGTATTACACAAACATTTAAAGCAAAAGATGTTAATAATGAACAAATGAAAAAGGTATTCATGCCTGTTCCATATAATCTTGGATTTGATTTAAATATTCTAGTAAAACAACAGGATGATGGATTACAAATATTAGAACAAATATTACCTTTCTTTCAACCAGGTTTTAATATATCAATCGATTTAGTTAAATCAATTGGAGAGAAAAGAGATATTCCTATGGTTCTTCAAAATATTGCACAACAAGATGATTATGAAGGAGACTTTGTTACAAGAAGAGCATTAATATACACTTTATCATTTACAGCAAAAACATTCTTTTTCAATCATATTGCAGATACACCAGAGGGACTTATCAAAAAAGTTCAGTTGGATTACTACTCAGATACTAATACAAGAACAGCATCAAGAGTTCAGAGATATACTGTTTTACCTAAAGCAAAGAAAGATTACAATGAAGATAAAGTTATAGATACTCAAGATGATTTATTAATTGAACCAGGTGATGATTTTGGATTTACAGAAACAAGTTCTTTCTTTGGTGATGCTAAAGAATTTAGTCCTACAAGGAAGGTAGACATCTAATGACAAAAGGTTACGATTCTCTAAATGATACTTTTAACACTGATGGTAGTGTTGAAGTTAATTCTATTGTGAAAGCAGATGAAGTAACAAAGGTAGATGAAGTTAAAAAAGATTACGATTATACAAGAGGTAATTTATATTCACTTATAGAAAAAGGTCAAGAAGCAATCAATGGTATTATGGAAGTTGCAGGAGAAACTGCAAGTCCAAGAGCATATGAAGTTGCAGGTCAGTTAATAAAATCAGTTGCAGATACTACAGATAAACTAGCAGATTTACATAAAAAAGTAAAAGATATAGAAGCAGATAATCCAAAAACTCAAAATACAGTTACTAATAATGCCTTGTTTGTTGGGAGTACTGCTGAGTTACAGAAGATGTTAAAAGATGGAATGCTAAATAATAATAGCTCTGAATAGTCTGCATAATGGGAAAGACTTCCTGTAAAAAGGGACAATACTATTGCAACACTGATAAAAAGTGTAAACCCATTCCTGATGGATATAAAGTTCGTGAGGATGGATTTTTAGTTTCAGAGGGATCGAATCCTCGCATCCCAAGAAAAGCAGGACAACCTGCAAAATCTAAAAAACACTCTGATTTATATACTGATGAAGATCCTAAAGGAACTATTCATGGACTTGGTTTCAAGAATGTCGCTACAGCGAAAGCGAGTGTGGCAAAAATTAGGAAATCAAGTCGATCACATGCTCATAAAATTCAAGCAGCAATTGCTATGGAACAAAGAGCAAGAGTGATGGGTAAATCCGCTGAAGCTGCAGTTTATCGAAAGTTTATTAATTCAATGAAGAAGAAAACTAAGAGAATGAATGAAGAAAAGCATGGTGATCACGAACCAGAAATGATTCGTAGTCAGTTAAAAACTGCAGGTAGAGCATCTAAACGCATTGAAAAACATTCACGCAAGAAAGATAATTTTAAAGCATGGGTTCAATCAAAGATAACTAAAGCATCTGATTACTTAGATACTGCTGCAGATTATCTTGATAGTAAAGATATGAAAAAAGAAGCAGCAAATCCAGCACAACAAGCAGCTATTGCGATAAATATGAAGAAGAAGGGAAAGAAACCTAAAGATATGTCTGAAGGTTCTCTTCGTCAATGGTTCAAAGGTTCAAAATCCAAAGACGGAAAAGGTGGTTGGGTTAACGTAGTCACAGGTGGAACTTGTGCAAGTGATGAACCTGGTGAAGGAACACCAAAATGTGTTTCATCTTCTAAGAGAGCAAGTATGACAAAGGCAGAAAGATTATCTGCTGCACGTCGTAAGAAAAAAGCAGATCCTGGTCAACAACAAAAAACTGGTGCTGCAAAACCAACTTATGTTTCAACTGACAAACCTAAAAAGAAAATGAAAGAAGAAATCGAACTTACTGAAGTTAAAGACAAAAAAGGTAAAGGCAGTGGTACAAAAGATGCCTGTTATCATAAAGTCAAGTCAAGATATTCTGTATGGCCATCTGCATATGCATCAGGTGCATTAGTTAAATGTCGTAAAGTTGGTGCTGCAAACTGGGGAAATAAATCAGAAGAAGTTGAACAGATTGATGAACTAAGTAATAAGACTTTAGCTTCATATACACATAAAGCATTTAAAGATGTGAAATATTTTAAAAAAGCAAAGAAAGTTGTAGGAGATTCCCCTTATGTTGATAAGAAAATCGATCAAAGAAATAAGGGAATGGACTTGGCATTAAAAAAGCAGGCCAAAAAAGAAGAAGTTGAAATTAATTCATCAGTTCAACAGGCAGTTCAAGCACTTGATGAAGTTAGCAAAAAAACTTTAGGTAATTATATTAAAAAAGCATCTACTGATTTAGCAACTAGATCTATAAAACACGGAATGAGTGGTGGAACAGAGACAGGTGGAGATCCTGATAGTCCAAAAAATGTAGAGAAAATTAATAAGAGACACTCTGGTATTATGAAAGCAGCTGATAAGTTGGCAAAAGAAGATTATTCTGCAAATCCAGCACAACAGGCAGCTATTGCTATTGCAAAGAAAGAGAGAAAGCAAGATTTAAAAGTTGCTCAAAAGAAAAAGATGAAAGAAGAAGTTGTGACTGAGTTAAATCGTTTTGAAAAAGAGAAAGGAATGGACACTAAAACTGGTAAACCAGTAACTAAAGGTGGCACTGCTAAGAATGACAAAGCATTTCAGTTTGTTATGAAGAAGGTTGGTAAGCAAAGAATGGGTGCTAATCAACCAAAGAAAGTCAGAGGTGCTAAGAATCCTAATGAAACTAGTCCTACAAAGCAAAAAATGACTAGAATGAAGGCTGCCAAAGCATCTAGCAGAGCATTTGAAACCAGAGCAAAGAGATCTGGTTACAAAACTGCACAAGACTATGCTAATGTAGTAGCAAGATATGGCAGTGAAGATAACATGAAAAAAGGACGTGGGTTAGGTACATGATAGAAGACACTACCCCATGTTCAGTTGAAAATACTGAGGAGGATGATGCAGAAGAGAAGAAGCAACACAAAAAATATGATGTTGCCACTGCAAAATACAATCCTTTCTCTGTAAATAATGAACAAAAAAGTAATTTAGAGGGAAAAAAACATGAATAACCAAGAAAAAATAAAAACCTATGAGAGTTTTCAAGACAGAGCTAGAGAAGCTATGAAGAGAGTCATGGGTAAAAAAGAGAAACAAGACAAACCAAGAGATGCTGGTGCAATAGCAGCAAAGATAATGAGGAACAAAGAACACAACAAATATGTAAACTTTTTAGATGTTGATGATTGAACATATATATAGATTGTAGCTCATTTTAAGATTATGCTTTCATTTTTACTACCATTTGCATCAAAAATTGTATCTGATGCAGTCAAAAAAATCCCTGATGACACAGAATTAGGTGAAAAACTAATAGAAGTTTGTCTAGTCATACTGAAAAAAGCAGTGAAATTGACTAAAACAGACATGGACGATAAACTACTAGAGCAAGTTGAGAAAGCTTTAGTTGCTAGATAACCTAAAGATCATAGAACCATAAATATCTTTAGACAAAACTTGTAAAGAGAAACAAATGGCACTCTGGGGAATTACAGATGCGGATGAGTCTAAACCAAAGTGGCTCACTACTGCACAAAAGAAAGAAATCTATGCTAATAATAGTGGATGGGTAGTTGAAGGCGGTTCATCTCAAACAGGAAATGATAATGCTGATGCTCAACCAGAGGTTCTATGCTGTGTTGGAGATCTAGCTACTGCTGTTGGTTCTGCTGACATTGGTGAAGTAGAATGGATTACAACTACTGCTGATAAGTCTGATGGATTTACTCTATCTGTTAGAATTAGATGGAATGAATTGGTTACAGTTGACACATCTGGTGGTACACCAACAATCTCAATTACCAATGGAAACCAAGGTACTGGATCAGGTAGAGGACCACACACACTATCTTATGCTAGTGGATCAG